ATGTATCGCTTGGCTCATGCGGAACAATAAACTGTGTTAACCCGGTGGTAGAATTGTAGTTGTCTGTCACCCCTGTTGTAAAGGCAGAGCCGCCGTTGGATGTTCTGATCTGCAAAGGATGGCTACTTACATTAGCTGTGTTATCAATTAAGTATGTGTGGCCTTTGTAGAAGGTGAAGTTTGGGTTATCACCTGAAGTAGCGCCCGGGCCAGTGAATGTGTACGCCGAGCTTCCGTTAGTACCGGCAGTATACTTTGTTACTGGCCCTGTGGCTTCATCATTCAACCTTATCCAGACACCGCCATGAGCGAAATAGAGTCCACCTGTAGCGTGAACATGAGCAACAGCGCCGTGATATGTTGAGGCACTGGGCAAATCAGTCAACGCGCCATAATAAAAAACAATCTTGTTAGCACCTGAACTAACATTTAAAAGACCATTAGTATCTATAATATCCGTTAATACATTGGAACTATTTCCCAACGCACTGTAGATCTCATCAAAGTTATCGTTTATCTTGTCCGCGCCTGCGCGAAGGGTATCACCCGTTCCATCATTAGCTGATGTTCCAATTCCTACTGCTTGTTTTGCCATTTAAGCCTCGTCAAAAGTCTCGCTTGCCGAATCGAATGTAACACTTATTGAATCAAAGGTCGATGCTGAAAGAATTATACCATTTGCAGTCATTATAAATAGAGAAACAAGCTCTGCTGTTGTTGATTCCACTCCAGCATCAGCAGTTGCAACTCCGCCACCGCCTATTACGTCACCAATGGTGGCTGCTTCCCCAGTAACAGTGAATGTATATGAGTTAGCGTCAATAACAGTGATCGTGTATCCCGCAGCTTTTTCTAAAACAGTTTTTGTAAAACCGTCAAATGCCTGTGTTTTACGAAAAATGACAACATTGAGTGTGCTGCGTCCATGAGAAGGCTCAAACACAGTAATCACTGAAGAGCCTGCGTTACCTGATCGAAAAGGGTTTAGTGGCAGAAGACGTTCTACGTTTGGCTCTGTTCTTGAGTCTGGTCTTGGGTTTCTAAGAGCTTCAGCATCAGGCAAATGCCTCAGGACTTCAAGCTGCGGATGTTTTGCTTCCCACTCATCTTTTCCAACAAGCAAACCATTCCACTCTTGCCGCATATCGCGCAGACGATAACGAAAACCAGACCTATCTGATATTCCGTAAGCATCCTTACCAACAGCGAATTTGCCCATCAACCAACTCTGTAATACTGCAAATTAGGGGTTACACTAAAAGAAGCTCTGTCCCTGTCTTCAGCTTGCGCTCTTTCAAATTCTTCATCATATATGGCTTTTAAAACTTGAATGCGATCAGGAGCTTTTTTAATAGCCAGATAGTATGAGAGACCAGCAGCCAGACACGGATAGAATCGAAACGGCATTTTCATAGTATTGTCATAATCATCTGCGTCATCCATGCGAGTTAGACAATCATATACTATAATATCTGTGGCGTTTTCTGGAGCAGGCCATAATTTCATTTCAGGAGTTATCTGACGATTAATAAAAATCTGTGTTGGTCTTCCTTCTGTTGTCTTTGTAGGAATAGCTAAATATTGGTCACGGCTTATCCTAGACATTGAAAGATCAGTGCCATCTCTGCGAACAGAAGAAGACAAAACGTCAATAACGTCTGCTCCAATAGAATAGCTTGATGTGGATTTGGTTAGAGCTTGCGTGCGTTGCTCAATAGTCCACTGGTTCAAGCCTCTATTGGCCCAATCAGCCAGCATTAAATTTAAAGACCTTTTAGCAGTTTTTAAATCATAGCCAGTGCGAAGCTCTAGACCACAACGCTCAAAAGCTTCCTCAATGTAATCACTTACATCTAGCTCAAAATCAGTTGACCCAGAAACAGCCATTACTTAGCTAACCCCATAGCCATGAGTTTACGAGGAGAAACTTGTTTAGCAGCACCGCCACCTCTCATCTTTTTGGGAGCAACTCCACCACCACCACGCATACGCCTAGCTTGTTTAGCAGCACCACCGCCCATCATCTTTTTGGGTGCAGTAGCACCGCCGCCACGCATACGTTTAGCTTGTTTTTTGGCACCTACCATTCTCGTGTCTCCTGTATCTGCGGTTTAAGATCAAATTAACGTAATCTTCTGTGTCATAATTCTGATAGTATCCCATTTTTTCCAGCTTTTGACTAGCCTCATCTAATTCGGACAATCTTTGTATGAATACCATCGTAAAATTTGTTTGAAAAGCAAGCAGCCAAAGATCAATTTTATTGTAGGCAAACCACTCATTCATTGCCACACAAGCCGCTTCAACTTCTTCATATGTTTGTGATGGCTCCTCTTCTAAACAAATTATAATTGAATGTTTATCACTAAAGTTCTTGCACTGTGCCGCTATAGTTTCCCACAAATCCTGCCTGTTAACACACTCAACTATTCTTAACTTGTCTTCTTTAAAGGCTTTTTTTGCATAAGGACAAGGTGCAAACCCCAAGTCTGGGTCAATCACACTTAAATCATTCATAACCCAATCTTCAATTAACTTTATGATTTCTTTCTTCTTTTTAATGACTTCACCCTTCTTGGCTTACCCGCTGGTTGCCCAAGCCTCTTCTTTTGCGAAACCCTACTACGTTTTTCCGCTGCTGTCATTTCTTTGGTTGTTTTGGGAGTTTTAGAGGAGACACGTTTGGAGGGGCGACAATATGGAGTCTTCCGTTTATCACCTTTGCTACGCCCACACGCTTTCCCCGTGGAAACGTCTTTCCAGTCCTCTTTGAACCATCTTTTGAGAGCCAGCCCACTTTTGGTCTTCCTAACCGCCATGCTAAAACCCTATCACCACTCTAAAAGCTTATCACTACTATTCGGATCATACTCACACATATAAGATTTAGGGCAGAACTCAGTTACTATCATTGATGTCCTAGTCTTATTTGCCCCTAAATAAATACAATGCCATTCACCATTTTCTTTTTTGTATCTTTCAAGTCTACATTCAACAAGCTTAGTCTCTGCTCTTGCTATCATAGCAATTAGTAAAAGAAAAATTACAACAGTGACAAGAAACACACCGCCAATAATAAAAACTTGCTTTACGCCTTCTTCAAACTCTCTAGCCTCTTGTATGCTCTTCCGCCTCGCTATCGCCGCCGCTTCTTTGGCGGCTTGTATGCGTCTAGCCCGCTCCTCTGTGATAGATTTCCAAGTACCGTGACCAAAACGAACATCAATCATTTGCGCTATTTCGCGCATTTGCTCTTGAGCTAACTTAGCGTCAATTACCTCTCTTGCAACATTTGTAACACCAAATTGATCACTTACACCAACACCAGACTTCTTGCTTCTTTTATGTTGAACCTGTTTTTCACCTTCAAACAGATTATCAATATATCCAGCAATTTCAGAAACATCATTAGCAGTTCCAATAACACCCTTGATGCCATCGACTGCACTTTTAAATAATGCGAATCCTGCAAGAGCAGTCGAAATCGGTTCCATTTATATCTCTATGAATATTTAGTTTCTTTTCTTTTTTTATTCATGACAAGCCCACAACCTCTAGCAACATTTGGATTGCTAGAAGGACGCTTTGCCCTTGTAACTGCCCCTCCAACTTCCATTTTTTTAGGCTTATTGCCCCAATTCTTTGCCCCAACTTTTCTGCATTTCGCAATGGCTCCTGAAGCATATGCGCTTGGGAAAACCTTATAACGAGCCTTTACCTTACTATAACAAGCATCTTTAGGCATCTTAGAACTCCGTTTTGCTGGCGGGCTTGAAATTTGTTTTGGGATGGAACTCCGCGAGATTGTCATTATACGTCCTTCCTGTAAATTCTTCCCACATAGGCTGAAGCATAGAATGGTTGGCATCTACTTTTACAGCAATAACCGCAATAGTTTTGTCAACATGTATTAAAGTGGTTGCAATCCAGCCTAAAGCACTAACGCAGATACCTACAAAAGCCACAAACAAAGCCCCACCTACAAGTTGCTTACTTAGCATTTCCATCTCCGTCTAGCTGCACAAATACGTTTTTTCGGCGTTTTCTTGCAACTAATGTTGTGCATTTTCATTTGCCCTTTTGAGCGACTACAATAAGAAGAACGGCGTTTTGCGGATTTGCTCCCCTTCTTAACATCGCCTGTAACCGCTGTTTTTAATTTACTTCCGGGGTTCTTTCTTCTATACGCAGCAACCCCAGCCTTAGTCATTCCCGCTCCAGAACTTGTGGAGCGGAAATTCTTTTTGTTGCGTTTTGGCATGTTACTTTTTGCACGAGCCATTTTTTATC